TGCCATCAACTTAAACATCGCCGTCATATCCCTCTGGTATGTACGTCACAATCAGCATTCCCTCAGTCACATCCTCATTTTCCTCATCGACTTCCAGCAACACGCCCTTGCACTTAGAACACACAACGCGCTGTGTCTCAGCGTAGCACCGGCCACGCGTTTCTGCGCCGCAATGGTCGCAGATAACGTAATCATAAAAAAAGCGCACAAAATTATTGTGCGTCATCTTCGTTATCTTCGCCATCGTCCTTCACCTCATACGTTGTTACCTTCGGGCCAGTCACGTTGATGCCAATCATGCTTGGCCGCTGGTCGTCACTGTTTGGCTCAAGCAAGCCACGATGTTTCGCCAATAGCCGCAATGCCGCCAACTTGTCGTGCATCTCCACTTCGATGGTGTTGCCATGCGCGTTTGGCGTGACCTTCACCTTCTTGATACTGCGCTTGGCACGTTCCGGCAGCTGGCTAGACGGCGTCAGCTGTATCTGCCCCATGGCGTCCCAGCTGATTACGTCTGTAGCCTCGCCAGCGGCAATGGCTTCTAGCTCCTGTACCACCGCTTCCCGGCGGTCGGCGTCAGCGCTGGCCAAAGCCGCACGCTGCTGCCTAGTCGTCAATGGCTTGTTCTTCGACACATCTAGCCCCCGTCCATGCATAACCGGCCAAGTCAATCCAGCTGTCCATGTGGTTTGGTGTTTCAATCAACCGCGCAATTTTCAGAGCGGCCATCATCATAGCCACCTGTTCTGCGCGGACTTCCGTGCCGAGGATCACCGTCCACATGGTCGCAATGCGCTCATGGTTGGTGTAAACATCGCCATAGTTTTTGCCACGGTCGGCGGTGGCCGCTTTAGCCTCGTCAAGTATGTTCATCATTTCTCTATTATCTCCAGGCCGCAAGTGCCGCATTTCATTTCTCCCCCCATTTCCGATTGGCATTTTGGGCATTGCCCGTTAGCCATTAACTTCGCCATCGAGCCATCACCGGTTGCATAAGCCACCGGGATGTCGTCCGTCATAGGACAGGCGCAGCGCTTGCACCGGCAATGCTCCGCATCTTCCCAGCGGAATTCCTCACAGCCGCAATCTGCGCATCTGGTTATTTCGTCATAGGTCAATTCCAAGCTCCCTTAATGTTGGTGTTTCTACATTATCATCGTCAGCATCATCAACGCAATAGCGATGGCCGCACCAATAGCATTCGCACAAATCGGCGAGTTCGTCATATAGCTGATGGTGGTCAGCGCCACAACTGGGGCAAATCATTCGCCTGATCCTGCAAAAATTTTGTGAGACACCCCCATACGCACACAGCGGTGGGCGGGGGGGAAGGGGTCGCTTTTTCTAGCCCGGCCATGTGTGTGCGCGCTGTACACAAGCAAATCAACCTTTGTTATCCTGTACGTCAAAATAACGCACTACGTCAGCAAGCGCTGGCACACCAGCACGCCTCTCTAGCGCTTGGTCGCACACCGATAGCGTAGCCGCCTGTACATCAGCCACCGATACGTCACGCAACGCCAGCCGCCGGGCGTGTGCTATCTCATTATCGTACAGCCTGACCTGGCCTGTCGCCTGTTGGACGGCTCGGATGTAGGCGTGGCAGAGTTCGCCAGCGTGCGTGTCTGTCTGTGGTTGTGCATCCCCCAGACCCCCTATCTCTTTGCTAGTATCATCTTCTTGGTCTGCGCGTAGCTGTAACGCCTTGGCGGTGTGTATATCTTCATAGGTTGGCAGCGCTTCGTCACCTCGCCACAGCACCTGATAGCGGTTTGTTTTCCATCCGCTAGACGTTTCTTGGTATTCCTTTGGGTTCAGCTGCCGCACGTACTTGCCATCCTTTAAACGCTTCATCGCATCCAGAATGCTCTTTCTTTCCGCATAGCCGCTCACTGAGCATAGGGTATCCAAAGATGGCCAGCATACACCGGCACGGTTAACAAACGCACACAGCGCGCCCAGAACGCGAAGCTCACGCTCTTTCAATTTACGGTCACCAAACGCACGCATTGGCATGACGCTGTACGGTCGCTTGTTTTCAGAAAGGGATATCGTCATCGAGCTTATCCTTCATGCTTTGTTTAACTTCACTGACCACTGCGCCGGGGAATACGTCCTTTACATCCGCGACCAGCTTGTTTTGCTCTGACCACTTGCTCACTATCGCCGCAACTTCTTGCACGCAGTAAACCAGCGCGTCAGGCATTTCCTTCTTGATGCCACCAACAGCATGAACATCACGCACTACAGCAACCACCGTCCCGTCTTGCGCTTCTGCTGTCCATACATCGTCACCAATCTCGACACCGCCCATGGCGATGGCTTCCTTTTCCAGCGCCGCATACGCCCGGAGCGTCACCGCCACATGGTGTTCCACATCATTAGGCGCATCACGATGAATGGCATCATTCAGCTTGTCCATCTGCGCCCAGAACCTGTCACGCAACTCTGGCGACACCAGCAGCGGTAATCGCTCAATACCCCAACGGCGTTCATAGTCAGACACAACCCGGTCATATTCGGTCAGATAGTTTTGTATCTTCCGATACGTTGCTTCACTTGTCACCGCCGTTCCCATCATGCGCCTCAACGCAGTGGTGTCAGGTTTCTTTACTTTTCTTTGCCTCATCCTCTACCCTTTCCGTGCCGTGCGTGCGTGCGTGCGATTACCTTAGGGATAATCGCACAACACCACGCGTGCGGTTTTAGCGTGCGACCGTGCGATTTAACGATTTTACAATCGCACGTTTTGCTGTAAGTCATTGTATTCCCACACATAGCCACCTTCTATCACAATCGCACGCTTCTGCTGTAGTGCATCACGCGCATCCCTGCGCCTCGAACGGGTCGCATCGGGTGTTTTCGCACGGTGTGCGTCATGCCAATCGCTCACCAGCACCCTATTTTGCCCACGCTCCACGCACAGGTTTCTCAGCGCTTGCAGGGCTATCTTCTGCGGCTCTGTCAGCTTCGTAGCGCGTGCCTTTTTCTCCGGCATATCCGCTGGCTTCATTACCACGCTGACATCGTCTATCAGCGCCACCGGGGTCATATTGAACGCTTGATCCGGCGCTGCCTCGGCATCCTTCTGCTTTTCTGTGGCCATCGTCACGGTATCTTCCAGCTTGCTCACGCGGATGCTTGTATCCACAGCACCGAGCAATGCGGTGCTACCGCGCATTCCTCTGGCCGCATCCTTGCCGCTATGATGTATCGCCACCACCGCGCATTCGCAATGGCGCTTTACCACCTCACACGCATCCACAAACAGACCCATATCCGTTGCGCTGTTCTCATCACCGCCTAGCAATGCCCTGGCTACGGTATCCACAAACACCGCGCTAAACTTCGTATTGAGGCTATCTATCGTGCGCAGTAGCCGCTCGACATCTTCCGGCTCTCTGAACCTGACCGCCGTGGGCAGAACAAAGAACGGCACATCCGCTGTTAGCTGGTAATGCGCTTGCCACGCCTTGATGCGCTTACCCAGACCGCCCACGCCCTCGCCAGCTATATACAGAACCGCGCCACGCTGTGTAGCACAATCGTGCCACACTTTACCGTAGGCAAGCGACAACGCCATATCTATCGCCAGGAATGATTTACCAGCCCCCGGTTCACCATATAGGACGGCGAACCCGTGCCTTGTCAGCCAGCCATCCACCAGCCATTCCACCGGCGGCATATTGCGCAGATAATGCACATCGTACACCGGGAATACGTCAGCTTGTGGCTCATCCTGTACGTCATCCTGTACATCTATGCTATCGCTTATCACCGGGGTTGCGGCAGCTATCTCGCATAAGCGCTCACGCGTACCGCCAGCCATCATCCAGTCGTAAACGTCTTGTTTGTCGGCCAGCCCCGGTATGGTGACCAGCTTCACCGCCTTTGCCACGGGGTATAAATTTGATAGCACCACCTCGGCATGGCGCATACCGGCCTCATCAGCGTCCGGGACGACTATCACGTTACGCCCGGCAAACCATTTGTTGATATCCGCTGACCAGTTCTTCGCGCCGCCATGGTTGGTAGTAGCCACAAAGCCCTGACTGATAAGCAGCTGCGCGCACTTCTCGCCTTCCACCACCCATATTGGGCTTTCCGTGTCTGTGATGATGCCCGGTAGGTTGTATGGAACGGGTACAACGTCCTTAATGTTCCACACCCATCCGCCATTGCCGTCTGGCCTACGCTGACGGAATGTCTTTGGCTCGTATCTGACGACCTGATAGATGCACTCGCCATGCTCGTCTATGTAGTCGTATGCCTTCGACATATACCGCGCTGGCTGTATCTTCTGCTGCACCTGACGCGCTATACCAAACCGCTTTTCCATTATCTCCGGCAGACTGCGTAGCTGTGCGCCTTCATTCACGCGCACCATGTCTATCACGCCGCCACCTTCGTTGGCCTCGAAGTCAAACCATGTGCCTTTGCGCAAGTCTACGCTCTTTGAGCCGTGCGTACCCCAACGCAGTTCATGTCCGCGCTTTTCCTTTGGGTCGCCCCAGTAGTACCGGGCTACCTGTTCTATATATGCCGCTATATTCTGTGTCATTCTTTTCCCCTATTCCCTTTAGTGGTGGTGGGTCGCCGGCAAAGGGAGGAAAACCCAGCGACCCACCGGCTGTTAGAACAAGTCCGCGCCTACGGCGTCTTGCTCAACAGGCGCAGCTGGCGTTGGAACAGCTGCGCTAGGTGCTTGCGCACCATCGAATGCGCTGGGGCGTTCTATCCACTGTGAGATAGACCACTCCGGCACTTTAAAGCGCTGTTCGCCTTGTGGTGTGTTCACGGTGATTGTCTTTGTACCGCTAATCTTTACCACCGGGCATAGGCCAGGGTTGCTGGCCTTCTGCGCCTCATACTCATTGTGCAGTGCGTCAAACGCTGACAGCACCATCTTCGACTGACTGCTAAACTCACGCAAGCCAATCTCACGATTGCACAGACGCACCCGGAACGTCTGCTTGTGGTCATCGCTCGGCTTGGCTGGCATAGCCTCGCCTAGTTTGACCATGTGAAAGTCAGGACGCCCGGACGCAAAAGACAACCATCCAACCTCGATGCCTTCCATATCCACAGCCACCTCAACCGGCAATGGCATTTCGATATTCTCGCTTTGCCATTCGCCAGCACCATTCTGCGACCGCTCTTGGCGGAAGAAATCCCCACCACGAGCATCGTATTTAATGATTGGCGTCATGTTACCGCCGCCGCTGCTTTCACTTACTAATCCTAGAGCCATTTTTCTCTATTCCTTTTCGCTTTTAAACTGACCAGTTGCGCTGGCCTCGCACTCCCATCCGGGAATTACTTTGTACGCCGCCTTTGCATAGACCGGCGCGTTGCATTTGCAGATATCACAGCACTGCGCCATTTCGGGTTGCGCCATTTCCTGTTTACATCATGCCGCTCTGGTATCGTCAGCAACTCCGCCCGGCTTTTTGCCAGCCACGCCTCGAATTCTTCCACTGTCATTTCAGTCGCCATTCGCATCGCACATCAACTCCCTTGCTACCATGCAGAAATCATCAAACGTCATTTCGACTGCATACTTCCAGTCATATCCATCGCCGGGCTGGCGCTCAAACGTGGCCAGCATAGCCAGCGCCTCGATAGGTACACGCCAACGCTCCGGCAGTCTATCGAATTTATACACCAGCGCCGGTATCTTCCCGGCCTTCGTTGCCGCTGTACATATTTGATCCCAGTGACTGGGCGAGGCAAACGTGCTGCCCTGCTTGTAACGCTTGCATTCCACCACGAAGGGGAACGCGTCATCTTCACAGGTCAGGTCAGGCAAGCCAGCCTCTGCCCATTGGTCTAGCACCCTGCGAAACTCTAGCCCAAGCGCATCATGCAGCCTGTTCTTTACGTCACGCTCAAACGATGCGCCTTTGTTTCGAGAGTTAACCATTGCGTGCCGCCGCTATCACCCGGTCCAGGTCAGACCCGTCCTTGGTCAAGCGCTTTTCTAACTCTTGCGCCAGTATCTCATCGGCCAGTGATGCCATCGAGCGATGCGCGGATTGCTCCACGGCATCTTTTAGCATCAGCACAGTCTTGGTTCTGAGCCTTAATAGTGTTGGTTTTGTGTTTGCCATGATATCGCCCCGATATTTTTTTGCTATCTATGCTTTACATTATGATATCAATGTGCGATAACAAAGTTGACGGCACGTTGACCGTCAGTTGAACAAGGGAGAGCCAAATGACACTAGAAGAAAAAGTAACAACTTACCTTCACAACGAATGGGCGGCTGGCAATGAAACAAAGCGCAAGGCTGTTTCGGTGGCGCAGGGGTATATAGAAAACATTTGGCAGACAATTTCGGAAAGCCCAGATGAGGGCTTCACAGTTGACGGCATGATTAAAGGCGGTTTGGTTGGGTATGTTGACGCCTTTGCTAACGATTTGCAGTTAACATACGACCTAGAAAAAATTGTTGACGCGCATCAGGGAGCATAGCCATGAAATTCATCGTCTATTACCGCGTATCTACTCAGCGCCAGGGCCAGTCCGGCCTTGGCATTGAGGCACAGAAGCACGCTTGCGCGCATTACGACATTGTCGCTGAATACACCGAAGTGGAAAGCGGCAAGAAGGCTAACCGCCCGGAGCTTGCCAAGGCACTGGCGCACGCCAAGAAGATTGGCGCGACCCTGCTTATCGCCAAGCTCGACCGTCTGGCGCGTAACGTGCATTTCATCACCGGCTTGCTCGAAGCTGGCGTGCCTATCACTTGCGCTGATATGCCAGAGGCAGACCGCACCTTTTTGCAGATGGCCGCTGTCTTTGCAGAATGGGAAGGTCGCCGCATCAGCGAACGCACCAAGGCCGCGCTGGCCGCAGCCAAGCGCCGGGGCGTAAAGCTCGGCTCACCAAACCCAGCCAAGGGTGGCTCAGTGACCGGCGCACAGCGCGCTAACGCCACAGCACAGGTAGCGCCGCAAGCCATGCCTATCATCAACGCATTGCGCAAGGCCGGTCAGAGCTTACGCGCCATCGCATCCGCGCTGAATGACGCGCAGATACCAACCGCCATGGGCGGTCAGTGGCACGCATCCAGCGTGCGTAATTTAATCAATGCATAAGGGGAATATCATGCAAAAAATTGCCGGAATGTTATTTATGTATGCGCTAATCAGCCTATGGGTTATGGGCTGGTTAGATATCTTCGGGCCACAATATACGTGGTGGAATTTAATCAGAGTGATGGGGGGTTGATATGGAAATTATCACACGCAAAGAGGCGCAGGAACAGGGGGCCAAAAGATATTTTACCGGCAAGCCGTGCAAGCATGGGCATGTTTGTGAGAGGCAATCTGTTGATGGTCAATGCACAGAATGCGGGAAACATAAATCTAAAAAGATGCGAATAAAGCACATAGAAAGCCGTTTGCGGTACGAAGCTGAATATAGGCAAAAGAACCGCCACTTGATTATTCAACGCGCATCAGGCTGGAGACAAAAAAACGCTGACGCGATAAAGGATTATTCTAAGCTGTATTATGCACGGAACTTGCAGTCATGCGCGGAGAGAAAGCAAAAGTGGTATCAACAAAATCGTGATTACGTCTTGCAATATCGCAAGGAGCATTATCAAAATAACTTGCAATCAAGCCGGGCTTCATCAACAAGATGGAAGCAAGAAAACAAGCACCGCGTTAGCCTTTACAATTCCATGAAGCGCCAAGAGCGCGATGAAAGGCTGGCTAGGGCTACGCCTATTTGGGCCGACAAGAATGCTATTGCTATTAAGTACAAAGAGCGCAATGCAATGACCCAGATGACAGGCGTGCAGCATCACGTTGACCACCGCATACCCTTGAAAGGAGAAAATGTATGCGGGCTACACATCGCAGCAAATCTGCGGGTCATACTCGCTAGAGACAATCTATCTAAATCCAACAAATGGGAGACAAACTAATGGTCGGAAAACTTACACCTGATAATATGCTATCAGCTTCGCGCATCGCACAGCTGATGGGTCAATCACCATACGCAACGCAAAACGAAATGCTTGCAGAGTTCATAGACCGGGACGCTGGCAAAGAGCCAGAGCCATGGGAAGGCAACGAGCTTACACGCTGGGGCGATATCCATGAACCGGCTATCATCGCGGAAGTTGCCAAGCG